TGCGCCCAAAGAATAGATAAGAGCTTGCAAAAGCTAAACGGCGAACGTTCAAAAAGAGTTGAGCAACATCAACAAAAAAACGCTTCGATACTTAATCTTGTTGAACTTTTTCAAGACGAACAAGAAAGAAAAATGATGATTCAAATAGCTGACATGCAAAAAAGAACTGTTAACGAAGAAGCTGATAGATTGGAAAACATGTCTTCTTGGAAAAGTAGAATTTTGGGGATTTCGAAACAAGATGCTATATGATAAAGTGTCAAGTGTGTTCTCAGCTTTTTGAGACTGAAAAGTCTTTACATATCCATTTAAAAAAACATGGCTTGTATCAAGCTGAATATTATTGCACTTACTATCCTAGACATTCGGTTCATTACAAACAAAAAATACCGTTTTTAAATAAAAAACAATATTTTTCACAAGAGTTCATTGATTTTTCAGAGTTTTTATCTTGGGAAAATTCTCAAAATAAAGAAATGGTTAAAGCTAAATGCGTGGATATGCTTAATAATAGAATTTCAGAAAAGAAATATATTTACGCGCCATTTCATAATGAAATAAAGACTTTGGATTTGCCTCCAATAAGCATTTATAAAAAGTACTTTTCATCATACAACGGAGCTTGCAAGCTTATTGGTAAAGAACCCATATTTAATAAAGGTTTACCAAAAATCTTTACTGAAAAAGAACTAAGCGATCTTCCTATTCTTGTAGATACGAGAGAACAAGATCCTTTGCCTTTTAAAAATTCAAGGGTTGAGAAATTATTTGTTGGCGACTATTTACTTGATAGTGGTGATTATAGCTATACTTTTGTTGACAGAAAAAGTGAAAATGATTTTTTAGGTACTCTTAGTTCTGGCAAAGAAAGATTTGAAAGAGAAATAAAAAAGGCTGTTGATTTAGACGGATATTTATTTGTGGTTGTTGAATCTTCTATTGAAGATATAAAAGCCAATCATAAGAAGTATAATAGAAAAACAAGTTTGGAATATGTGTTCCATAACATGAGAAGTCTCACGCATAAATACGCGAGACATCTTCAATTTGTTTTTACAGGAAATAGAGATAACTCTCTTCAAATAATACCAAAAATTTTATATCACGGAAAAATTTTATGGCAAGTAGATTTACAATATTTTATAGATTATGAGCTGGGAATCAGGTTCTCAAAAGCAAAGGAAGAGTCGGTTGATCAGTAACGAAGATCTTTTTAAAAAAGAAGGTTTTATTGATGAAAGAGAAGCGAAAATACTGTTTTACGAATTTTTAAAAAATAATATAACTTTCTCAACAGATTTAATAACTGGAGTTAAGTTGTTTCCGTTTCAACACATGGCAATTAAAGCTATGTTTGAAAGCGATTATTTTTTAGCGGTTTGGAGTCGAGGGTTATCCAAGACTTATACATGCGGCATTTATGCTGCTTTGGATGCTATTTTTAATCAAGGAGTAGAAATAGGTATATTGTCGAGATCATTTCGTCAATCTAAAATGATATTTAAAAAGATTGAAGATATCGCGGCAAAGCCAGAAGCTTATTTATTGAAACAATGTATTACTCATGTTTCGAAAAATAATGATGAATGGGTTATGGAAATTGGAAAAAGCAGAATCCGCGCACTTCCATTGGGTGACGGTGAAAAGCTTCGTGGATTTCGTTTTCATCGTATTATTATTGATGAGTTCCTTCTTATGCCTGAAAGAATTTATAATGAAGTTATTGTACCGTTCTTGTCTGTAGTTCAAAATCCAACACAGAGAGAAGAACTATATAATCTAGAAACAAAGCTTATTGAGAAAGGCGAAATGAAAGAAGAAGACAGATATCAATGGCCAAATAATAAATTGATAGCATTGTCTTCTGCATCTTTTAAGTTTGAGTATCTTTATAAGCTTTATGAACAATATGAAAATCTAATTTTTAATCCGAAATCTAAAGATACAACAAAACGTTGTATTATGCAGCTTTCTTATGATTGCGCTCCATTGCAGCTTTACGATCAAAACTTGATTAATCAAGCTAAATCGACAATGAGTGAGTCTCAATTTTTAAGAGAGTTCGGGGCGCAGTTTACTGACGATAGCTCTGGATACTTCAAGATCTCAAAAATGGCATTATGCACAGTCCCTGATGGTGAAGCTCCTCACGTCGAAGTTCAAGGTAATCCAGAAGATGAATACGTTGTCTCTGTTGACCCTTCTTGGTCGGAAACCGAATCTTCTGACGATTTTGCGATTCAGGTATTAAAAATAAATAAAGAAAAACAAATTTGTACTCTTGTTCATTCTTATGCTCTTTCTGGATCTTCGTTAAAAGATCATATCAAATACTTTTTATACATTTTACAGAATTTTAATGTTGTGGCTGTTTGTATGGATTATAACGGTGGAGTTCAATTTATGAATTCTTGTAACGAAAGCGAATTGTTTAAAGACGCAAAAATACAATTAAAATCAATTGTAACAGAATTTGAAAGACCGGAAGAATATCAGATGAATCTTGCTTCAGCGAAGTCTGAATACAATAAATCTGACTTCCGTTATGTTTTCTTGAGGAAACCAACGTCGAGCTGGATTAGATTGGCCAATGAGCTTTTGCAAGCAAATTTTGATCATAGAAGAACTTATTTCGCCAGCCGCGCAATAGATGAGAATTTTAGATCTCAAACAAGAAAACGCATAGGTATCACAGATCTTAAATTTTCTAATTCTTTAGATTCAGAAAAAGAAAACGAAGAAGCAAAAATGATAGATTTTATTGAGCATTTATTTGATATGGTGCTTCTTACAAAAACAGAATGCGCTCTTATACAAATTACAACTTCTTCGCAAGGATTGCAGAATTTTGATCTTCCAGCAAATCTTAAAAGAAAAAATGGTCCCGATAAACCAAGAAAAGATAGTTATTCTGCGCTTGTGCTTGGAAACTGGTTGTCAAAAATATATTTAGATATGCAGTCGATACAGATAGATGATATAAATGAAACATTTACACCAATGTTTATAAGATAAAGTTAAAAGTCACTTTTAAAGTTACAAAGTGTAATTATAATTAACATGAGTCGTCAATATATTAAAAAGTCAGAGTATTGGAATAAATTTTCTAAAGGAAACGATATCGGAAATTCTTCTTTAGATCAAATTTTATCAGAACAAAACTCTGAACCGAGTTTTGCTGGCGAACCGTTTTATTCTAATTTGTCAAAAGCTAGTTATGAAAGAAATGGTGGTTCATCGACGACAGACTTGAGAAGAAATTTAGCTTATGTTGGTCCTAAAATCTATAAATACGCAAACATAAGAGAAGGACTATTGCCGTTTGAATCTTCTATTAATAGTTATAACGTTAGAGACGCTATTGAATTGTGCCAAAAAGCTTATGCCAACGTAGCTATTTTTAGAAATGCTATCGATATTATGTCTGAATTTGCCAACGCTGAAATTTATCTTGAAGGCGGCAGTCAAAAAGCAAAAGATTTTTTAAATAAATGGCTCAAATACATAAAAATATGGAGCGTTAAAGATCAGTATTTTCGCGAATACTACAGAAGCGGAAATGTATTTTTTTATAAAATAAATGCTAAATTTGATATCGACGATTTCTCAAAACTGTTGGAAACATATGCATCTTACGACGGATCTTCTTATACAACAGATGTTTTTGTTAATAAGAATTACCCGACTCCATATAATGTTAAAAATTTGATTCCTGTTCAATATATACTTTTAAATCCTTTTAATGTTACGGTTAATAGAACAAGTTCTTGGAATAGTGTTGTTTATCAAAAGATCCTTTCTGAATACGAATTAGAAAGACTCCAGAATCCAAAAAATGAACACGATGAAATGGTTTTTGATAGTCTTGATAAAGCTACAAAAGATAAAATAAAAAATGGCCAATGGGCTCCAGATGGATTAAAAATACAATTAAATCCAACAGATGTTATAACTTCGTTCTATAAAAAACAAGATTATGAACCTTTTGCTATTCCTTTCGGTTTTGCCGTTCTTGATGATATTAATTTTAAGCTTGAAATGAAAAAGATAGATCAAGCGATCTGTAGAACAATTGAGAACGTTATTCTTTTGATAACAATGGGAACAGAACCGACAAAAGGAGGCATCAATCATAAAAATATAAAAGCGATGCAATCTTTATTGAATAACGAATCTGTTGGTAGAGTTCTAGTTGCTGATTACACAACAAAAGCTGAGTTCGTTATTCCTGATATGAATAAAGTTCTTGGCTATGAAAAATATCGAATTGTTAATGAAGACATAAAAGAAGGTCTGCAAAATATATTGATTGGTTCTGAAAAGTTTTCGAATACAACAGTAAAAGCTCAAGTATTCTTTGAAAGATTAAAAGAAGCTCGTAATGCTTTTATTAACGATTTCTTACAGCCAGAAATTGAAGGCGTTTTTAAGAATTTAGGATTTAAAGGTAAATGTCCTAAAGTGAAATTTGAAGAAGTTTCTGTAAAAGATGAAACTCAGTTTAATAGAGTAGTAACAAGAATGATGGAATTGGGCATTCTTCCTCCAGAAGAAGGTATCAAAGTTATCGAAACAGGTATTTATCCTACTCCAGAAGAACTCGTCGCTGCTCAAGAAAAATTTGTTCAACAAAGAGAAAAAGGATTTTATAATCCTATTGTTGGCGGCGTACCAATGATTGCTCCGCCGACTCCAGATATTGGAGCCGCTCCTGCTCCAAATACATTAAAAAATAAAACGCCAAACGAAAAAGGTCGCCCGCTAGGAACGAAAGCTTCTGTTTTTGCAAGAGATGCGATCTCTCAAGTTATGAAAAAAACAAACGAGCTTACCAGTGCTGTTCAAGCTTGTTTGAAAGAAAAATATAAAAGAAAAACTCTAAATAGTGAGCAAAAGCAAATATCTCAATCAATCAGCGAAGCGATAATAATTGGTTCAGAAAGTTCCATGTGGAACAATTTAGTAAAAGAAGTTATTCAAGATCCAGTAAAATTAGAAAAATTAGGAATATTAAAACAAGTTCAAGATATGTCGGCAGAGCATCAACTAGAAACTTACGCTGCTGCGCTATTATATCACAGTACTAAATTTTCTGTGTAAAATCATTTATTATGTCTCGTAAATACAAATATATAACATCTTTTGAGAACGTTATTTCTGCTTCATTGAATTTTGAAGAAACACAGATGATTTCAAGAGCTTCTCTTGATTCTTTAAAATCACTTATTCCAAAAGATGTTAACTTGGATAAAAATATTGACTTAATCGGTGCTTCTTTTAATGCTGCGATTGTTAATAAATTTAATAAAAATGGAGATGGAATAGATACAAATACCGCGATTGCTTTTAAAGACTACTTCATTCACAAGCCTACAAATATTGAACATAAAAAACAAAGAATTGTTGGTCACATTGTTAATTCGGCGTTTTCTTCTATTGGAGAAAATAAAATTCTCACGAACGAAGATGTTAAAGGCAAAGTAGAACCGTTCAATATAGCTTTGGCGGCGGTTATTTACAAAACAGTCGATAAACAATTTGCAGATGCTCTTATTGAATCGAATGATAAAGATTCTAATTTATATCAAAAAATAAGCGCAAGTTGGGAGATTGGTTTTAATGAATACGTTATCGCTGTTGGAAGTTCTGATTTAAGAAATGCAGAACTAATAACAAAACAAGCTCAGATAGATGAGATGAAAAAATATTTGAGAAGTTTTGATGGCCCCGGAACTTTAAATGATGGAACTCCTATTTATCGTTTAGTTACTGGAAGAATTTATCCTCTTGGAATTGGTTTTACAACTAATCCAGCAGCGGACGTTCAAGGAGTTGTTATAGATACAGGAGATTTAGAAGTTGAAGACGATGAAAACGAAGACGAATCAGAAGAAGATGAATCAATAGAAATAAATTCTTCCAACATAATAGAAATTCTAGAGAAAAAAATTTCACAAACAGAAAATATTAATGTAAATTCTAACAAAACGAAAAATATGGATTTAACTTTACAAGATATCGTGTCGGCACTTAAAGCTGTTTTGGATGAAAAAAATGAAGCGCCGAAATTCACAGAAGAAGCGGTTGCAAGCATTTCATTAAAAATAGCTGATAGTATCAAAGAAAAAAATGAAGAAATCAAAGCTAAAATCGCTTTAGCAGAAGAATCTAAACTAAAAGCGGAAGCTGAAGCTGAACAAGTTAAAAAAGATCTCGAAAGAAATACGCAAGTTCTTCAAGAAACAGCCGCTAAACTAGCTGAACTAGAAAATAAAATCGCTGCTCAAGCTTCTCAAGAATTGTTTAGCTCAAGAATGGGATCTTTGGATGCAGAATATGATTTTGAAGATATTGATCGTCAACTTCTAGCTAAAGAACTTTCTTCTCTTGATGGAAGCGAAGCTTCTTTTAATTCTTACAAAGAAAAACTAGCTATTGTTTATAGACACAAGAGCAAAGCGTTTAAAACTGAACAAGAAAAATCTTTCCAAGAAAAACTAGAAGCTGAATTAGCAAAAAGAATTTCTAATACAGCAAAAGCCTCAGAAACAGAAAAAACAATTGAAGTTGAAACAGCTCTAGCGAACGCTAAAACTGAAAATACTTCTATTCCTGCTCAGAATATTGATGTTACTGAAGCCGCTCCTTCTTGGAAGGAAAAAATAGCTAAAGCTTTCGATAAGAAAAATATAACAATCAATTATTAAACTTTTTTAAATAAATTATGTCACTACGTTTATATCCATTCAGACAGTACAGCGAATTTGATGTAATAAATCTATTCGCCAGCGACACTGCTGATACCAGTCCATCTACAAATGGCAATGGTTCAGCTGGTGTTTTTGTGAAGGTTTCAGCCGGTAATTTGGATCTAGATCCTATTACTTATGCTGCAAATTCTTATTTAGGAAAAACTGATTACCCCTTTATGGGCGCTGCTCAGTATCCTTCTGTTCCTTTGAAATTTACTGCGGCTACCGCTGGTGAACCAGTTCTTGGTATTACGCTTAATCAGACTCTTCAGCAGGACGAAAATGGAGAAAAACTCCTTTATAATCCTGTCAAGAGACAAGAACTACAGGCTGTTCTTACTGGCCAAGCTGTTCCTGTAGCTACTCGCGGCGTTTTCACGCTTGCCGACACAGCCATCGATTGGGTCGATGCCAACATGACAGTAAACAACCATCTCGTTATCTCCGCAAACGCTGGTAAAGTTTCTGGTCTCGCAGCTTCAGCTGTTTCTCCGATTACTGGTACAACCAGCATCGTCGGTAGAATCTTGGCTACTGGTCAACGCGTTTCTCAGATTGGTGCTAGCGATTATTATGCTGGAACCACAACTGGTAAATATGCGTTGGTTCAAATTGATTGTGTCACCTCATACGTCATCTAATATTTAATTTACATATAATATGAAAATCGTTTTAAAAAGAACAGACGAACAAGTTGAGCTAATTAAAGCTTTGGCCTCAAAAAACCGTGAAGTAGCCTATGAAGCTCAGGTAGCTTTGGCTCAATTCATTGGTCCTGTTTTGGCTGAAGTTATTAATAACGCTCCTACTGTTTCAAATCTTTTCACAAGTCTTCAGTTCAATGCTGAAGATAATCCCTCAATTCCTCTTGACTTGTACTACGATATTTTCGATGAAGATTATATCAAAGTATACAGCCAGAGCGTAGCCGGTGGTCTTCCTCAGAATATCGTTCAGCCCACAGCTTCTGAATTGAAAATCGCTACTTATCGCCTTGATAGCGCGGTAGCTTTTGATAAAAAATACGCTGCTAAGAGCCGTCTTGATGTAGTTAGCAAATCATTTACTCGTGTTGCTCAAGAAATTATGTTGAAACAGGAAAGAACTTCTGCCAACTTGCTAATGACTGCTTTGGCTCAAGCTTCTACTGGTAATGACGCTACTGCTGCTAACAACTACCATGTTTTCCGTACAGCGGCTGCTGGACGTTTCGTTCTAAACGACTTGAATAAGTTGTTTACTAAGATCAAACGCATCAACGCTTCATTCGTTGGTGGAACTCCCTCTGGCGCTCGTAGAGGTCTAACCGACATTATCGTTTCTCCTGAAATAATTGAAGAACTTCGTGGTATGGCTTATAATCCTATCAATACGAAGATCGCTCCTGTTATTGCTGCTTCTACAAGCAATACTGCTGGTAACGCTCCTGTTGTAGCTACTGATGAAGTTCGTAACCAGATCTTTAGTCAAGCTGGTCTACCTGAATTCTTCGGCGTAAGCATCATGGAAATTCTTGAACTCGGCGTCGGTAAGAAATTCAATACTATCTTTGATACTGTCGCTGGTGCTACAGCTTATGCTGATCATTATAGTATTAATGCTTATAGCGGAACAGCTACCGCATTCGATGGAGCCGCTGAAGAAATCGTTATCGGTCTTGATAGATCTCGCGATTCACTCGTAAGAGCAGTCGCCGTTGATTCTGATACTGGTTCTGAATTCAATCTTCAAGCTGACGATCAGTATACTCTTCGTCAGGGTAAGATTGGTTATTTCGGCGCTCTTGAAGAAGGTCGTATGGTTCTTGATAATAGGGCGCTCGTTGGATTAATTTGTTAATCACTCAAAATACAGAATCGAAAGGTTCTGTATTTTTTTGATTTTTAATGACTGAGCGCTATTATACATAATTATATGAATTATAAAATATGGGATGATTTAGAAATTAAAATTCTTAAAGAAAAATGTTTTGCTGGAATTTATTCTTATGAAAACATAGGAAAAATATTAAATCGTAGTTCGCATTCTTGTCAAAATAAAGCTAAACAATTAAAAATAAAAAATCCATTCAAATCTACTAAAAAATACAGTGTGAATATAGATTTTTGGATTCCAAATCCTATTTCTTGTTATTGGGCTGGATTTAGTGCGGCTGACGCTTCAATTAATAAACATAGTTTAAACTGTTATAACTATAGATTAGAAATAGCAAATTCTGATATTCAGCATTTAGAACAGTTTAAAAAAGATACAGAATTTGATGGACCAATAAAAACATCGCTAAGACGTAATACATTTTTACATTCGCGAGTGATTATATCTGAACCTAAATGGATTTTTGATTTACAAAAATATTATAATATAATTCCAAATAAAACATTAAGATTGGGACCACCTAATTTAAACGATGAATATTTGAAATTTTGTTATTTGATAGGATATATCGATGGTGATGGATGTATTAATTTCGACCAAAAAAGAAATAGATTAACAATTAAAATAATCAGTAGTTCTTTTCATAGCATATCATGGTGTCATGATTTAATATATAATAAATTTAAAAATGCATCATTAACTAAGAAAACAAATAATTATCGTTTATCAAGTTATGGTTATCCCTCACTTGATGTAAATGGTTTACGTGCCGCTGTTATTTTTGATTATCTGTCTAAATTTGATTTACCTAAATTAAAAAGAAAATGGCAACAACCATTAGTTCTTGAATATATAAATGAAATGAAAAAAAAGTATTCAGAATTTTTTATTTATTGAATTTTGTATAACATTTTTATTATTAATATGAACAAAAAACAAACTCGTTCCAAAAAGTCAGAACAGAAATCCGAGCAAAAACAAAAAACTCCATCACAGCTTAATAATCTTATTTTAGCTGATGGTAAAACGCATGTTGATCCTGATATCGAAAAAGTAAAACAACTAGAAGAAATTCTTGGAATTAAAAAAATGAATCCTTTTGGTACTACAAACATTGATATTTTTAAAGAAAGATTGAGCGAAATGA